TAAAAAGATCAAATGATTAAACAAGTTAATAAAAAAGATTTAAATACAATCACAAGAAATATAAAAAGAATAAACTTTTTGCTTATAATAATGTACCATATAGAACAAAAATAAAGAGAAATGTACTGTTGAATGTAAAAAATGAAGATTTGAATTTAGATAATAAACCAGAAACAGAAACTGAGTTTAAAAATGCAAGTGTTGGTAATAACATGTTATTAAACGACATTAAAACACGAGGTCCGTCTTGCGGATTGATTGTTATAGATAATTTTTATAAAAAACCGCACGAGACAAGAAAGTATATTTTAAGTCAGGAGTTTTCGGTTGTCGGAAACTATCCCGGAAAACGAACAACGTCGTTTGCAAATCAACAATTAAAAGACATTATTCAAAGTTATGTAATGCCGTTCGGTGGAAAGATTACAGATTTCCCAATGCCGACAGCAGATGCACCAAATGCAGATATTTACAACGGGTCTTTTCAATACGCTGTTTCTCGAGACAGGTCATGGATTCACATTGACGGTTTTAACAACTGGGGCGGAGTTTTGTACATGACTCCGGATGCGCCGCTCTCATCGGGAACTGCATTTTACAAGTTCAAAGACGGGGCAACATGTGCGCGTGACCGAGAAATTTTGGGAAATAAAGCGGAAACGGATGCGTGTAGTCAAGATATGACAAAGTGGCAACTGGTAGACCAAGTGGGAAATGTTTTCAATAGGCTGATATTATTCAACTCCACACGGTTTCACATGTCAATGGATTACTTTGGTGATTCAAAAGAAAATGGGAGACTTTTTCAAGTATTTTTCTTTTCAACCGAGAAATAAAGAATTTAGACATTTAGACAACTAAACAACTATTTTTGTTTCAAAAAAATTAAGCGCGTTACAAATGGTTTCATCCATGTTGAAATATTTATAGTTTGCCAACCTACCAACAAAAAACACATTTTTAGACGATTCTTCGGCAAGTGCCAGTTTTTTATATTTTTCATACAATGATAAATTTGATTTGTTTGGAACAGGATAATACGGTTCTCCTTTGTCGGTTGAAGTTTCAATTACAATTACGGTGTCTTTTGAAATTTGATTCAAAAAGTGTTTATATTCAACGATTCTAGTGAATGGAACATTCAATTCTGGGTAGTTTACAACAGAAGCAGGTTGATAATAGTTCATATTTTCATATTTTTTTATTTCAAAATTCAAGCTTCTATACTCCAGTTTACTTAACCCAACATTATGAAAATATTCATCAACCGGTCCTGTAAAAATAATTTTTTCAAACATTGATAAATCATTATTATTATTTTGTTTAAAAAGTTCAAAATCACAATTTAATTTTACAGTAATATTTGGACTATCGAGCATTTTTTCAACGAATGCAGTGTATCCGTGCTTCGGTAGCACTTGGTATTTGTGGTCAAAGTATCTGGTATCAAATGATTTTCTTATGGGGATTCTGGCAAGAACTGACGAATCTAACTCGCTGGGGTATTTATTCCATTGTTTGTATGTATAATTTGAAAACATTTTATTATAGAGTACGTCTCCGACGATGGATTTACACATTTCTTCGCTATTATTAATGCTTTTATATTGAACTTGATTTTTTTTCAACCATTCGTTCATTTCATCTGTAGTTTGCAGTGTTTCATTACACAAAACGTTGACCGTGGTTATATTTACAGGAATGGGAACGAATTTGTTGTCAACGTGTGACAAAACGGTGTGTTCCCATCGAACCCATTCTGAAAATGTATTTACATATTTCCATATTTTCTCATCGTTTGTTTTAAATATATGTGCTCCATATTTGCACATTAAAATGTTAGTTTTTTCGTCTCTGTAATCGTAACAGTTTCCTCCAATATGGTCCCTTTTATCAATCATGACTACCTTTTTATTTAAAACATTGGCAATTCTTTCTGCAATAGTTGCACCACTGAGTCCACACCCTACTATCAAATACATTTTTTACTTTAATCTTATTTATTTTATTAATGTTATTTATTTTATTTGTTATTATTATTTTTTTGATGTTGTAATAAAGTATTTAATATTTAATATTTAAATGTTAAATATCATAATATTTATATAATGGATTTTATTATTCCTAGTACTTTAAATAAATTTAAAAGTTCAAGGTCACCTACGTTGTGTTTTATTACAATGTGTAAAAATGAAGAACATTGCATTAAACAAACGTTGGAATCTGTGTACAAGTACATTGATTATTGGGTAGTTTGCGACACAGGTTCAACAGATGAAACGTGCAACATTGTAACAGAATTTTTCAAAGAGAAAAATATACCTGGCGAGTTATTTGTAGATGAGTGGATTGGATTTGATAAAAATAAGACACTAATGTTTCAAAGAGCTTATCAAAAAACCGATTATGTATTGCATTTAGATGCAGATGATTTTTTGGTAGGCGAATTTAAAAAAGAGTTAATATCTGGTGCTGAAAGTGACATGTTCAATATTAAAACGAAAAGAGGGAATGCTGAATTCACAACAAGTTACTTGTACAACAATTCATTACAATGGGTTTACGCGGGTGTAGCACACAATATAATTGTATGTTTGAATAAACGTGATATTGTGTCATCAAGTATTTTTGAAAAGCAAGTTGGATTATACGTTGATGCTAATGAAAGGGGGTCTAGAAAATTAGACCCGAATAAGTATTTGAATGATGCTTTGAAATTGAAGAATCAATTTTTTGAAACATTGTATGAAGACCCGTATGGTTTAAATTGCAGGTCTGTTTTTTACACAGCTCAAAGTTATTATGACTCAAGAATGTTCAAGGAAGCGTATCAATGGTATAACTTGTATACAAAGTTGAAAGGTACTTGGAATGAAGAAGAATTTGAGTCACATATGAGAATGGGGCACTGCATGATAGAATTAAAATTTGAAATGGAACAAATAGTTGAACAGTTTGAAAAAGCCATTAAAATATTTCCGGACAGAGCTGAACCGTATTATTTTCTGGGAAAATATTTGAATGTGGAACCGCATAACGAGCTAGCATATAAGTATTTAAATGAAGCAAAAAGTAAAAATATTGAAAAAGTATTGAGAACATATAGATTATTTGTAAATAAATTTGTGTATGGAAAATATGTAAATGATGAATTATCGGTTGCATGTTATTGGACAAATCGTGGAAAAGAAGGTTTCAAGTTATTAAATGAAATACTGGGCGACGATGACTGTCACTTCGCGGAGCACAAGGAGAGATTTGAAATGAATAAAACTCATTTTATTAATAAATATAAATTCAACGCTGATGGTGTACCTGATGTTGATATTGTTGATGTATCCAAAAATTATGAAACACAGAAAGATGTGTTTACAATAAATTTTTAATATTTAATTTTTAATTATTTCATAATTGCTACATGATAGGTAACACACTTTAAAATAATTGATTAAAATTTCTTTTGATTCGTTAAGTAATATGAAACATTTCATTCTACTTAAACCTCTTTTATCAAGTTCGCCGAATAAATAGTCTAAAGTTTTCACATTGTCAATAATAAAAAAATCATTCGTTGTGTCTTCATATAATTTGGTTATTTTTTCAATATTTTCAACTAGCTGGTCTAAACCAACGATGCAATACTGTTTCTTGTAGTCTGCATTTAGTAGTAAATTACAATACTTGTGTTGGTATGTGTTTGTGTTTCGTTTCCAAATGTTACTGTGTTCATAAGCGTATTTCTCATCCTCGTGTGCGTTTTGTTTTTTCATTTCATTGTCAACATCTAAAACATCATAGTATTTTGGTTTTATGTAATTTGGACCGATGCGGTTGATTTCGGCATTCCGGATGAGAGAGAAATTGTTGTTTCCGTCATTCATATATTGAACATAACCCATTTTATGAATTTTGGCGATTTTTGTGTTTACCGCGGTTTTCAACAGTATCTCATAGTCGTCGCAAATGGGCAAGTATTCACAATAGTTTCCAATGTTTAAAAGCAAATCTTTCCTCCAGATACGCGGATGGTTTGGACAACACACCAAATGACCCAGCGTAATATTGTTTATATTGGGGGTGTTGTACACATACACCCATGAATTATTATATTTTTGGCAGTAATATGAACCATAGCCCTTGCAAAGTATTCCTCCATCATACCAATAATTTTTGCCATTTTCATAAATGTTGATAAAATCCATGTAAATGAATCCTACTTCTTCTTTTTCTTCAAATAATTTTGCTGAATCTTCTAACACAAATGGTAAAATTTCATCATCATGGTCTAGTTCAAGCAAATATTTCCCTCGACATAAACTAACTGCTTCATTTTTTATATTACCAATGTAACCATTGTTTTCAAATCTTTTATACATTCTTATGCGACAATCGTGCGATAAATATTTTGTCAAGTATTTAAAATTTACGTCATCCGGCGAATCATCTATAATGACCCATTCCCAATTTTGCAATGTTTGTGATTTTAAACTGTTGAATGCTCTAATAATTTTATCGAATGAATTGAATGAGGGTGTAAATATTGAAAATGTGGGTCTAGTTTTTTCACGAGATAAGCTGCAAACGGAGATGAATGTTTCATTTACAAGTTTATTGAATTCTTCGACCCAGTTATTTGTAAATTCGGACAAACGAAAGATTCGATTAGAAAAGTTTGCATCAAATGTTGAGACTACATCTTCATATGTCTTCTGGTTTGTTTCGAAAATAATTAATATTGGATAAGTTTGTTTATAAAAGTTATTTAATTGTTTTTTTGAATTGATTACGTGTAGCGTGCATTGCAGGTCATTTGAACCACGTTCAATGACTGAGTCAACGTATTTATGTTCGTCATCGCGATAAAATAAGATAAATGGATACTTCATTTTATTTTATTATTTATTATTTGTTTAAGTAATATTAATTTGTTGTTTTCAAAAATGTTCAAGTTATATTATTATTGGAAGAGGAGTTGGAGAGAAGGTGTTAAAAAATATAATGTGACAACTATATAGAAATATAATAATATATTATATACTATATATAAATAACCTAGGTTAAGCGGTCCATCCCCTGTTCCCTCTCATCCAACCAAATTGATAAAATGACAAAAATAATTATAAGAAAAAAACGAGCAAGTAGCATGGAAAATAATGAAAGTGATGAGGCAAGTTGTAAAAATACTGTATTGAAATCAATACAAAAACCAGATGAAATATCAATAAATAATTATGGTTTATTGTTATGCAATGATTATGATTATAAAGTCATTGAGTTGAAAAAAATGTGCAAGACAATTCAAAAAGAATGTGGATATAAAAAAATGAAAACAACAGGAACAAAATTTGAAATGAAACAAAATATATATAATTTTTACAATCATACATTTCATTCTATAAAAATTCAGTTGAAATTTAAAAGTTATTTACGTAGAAAATTGGCAATGTTGAGAGGTCCGGCATTAAAAAATAGAGAGATTTGTATAAATGACACAGATTTTTATACGCTTGACCCGATTCGAGACATTCCGGATACTCAATTTTTTAGTTATGAAGAAAAATGCGGAGTGAAAATGTGTTGTTATGGGTTTGACATGGCATCTATATTCAATTTGATATTAAATGACAATTCGGTGGACACTATAGCAAATTTGAATCGTCGGTTGTCATGGACGACATATAACGAATCGAGTAATCCGTACAACAGGAGTGTAATTCCACTTGACATTACACAAAATATTTTAAAAATCATAAAGCTTGATTCAATGCTCAATGGTAAAAAAAAAGAAAGCGGTAAAAAACACAAAAACAGCAGTAATGATAAAAATAGAAATAATTTTGTATTGAATGGTGATGAAGGAACCACCAACAATGGAAACATTGTGATTGAGTTACCGCAAGATGTTTTGACACCTCAACAAAGATACCGTCAAAATGTGCTGCAACTATTTCAAACTATTAATTCACTTGGACACTATTCTGATCCGGACTGGTTTATGGTGTTGACATATCAACAACATATTACTTTTTTGAGAGAGTTGATTGATATTTGGAATTACAGGGCAGAATTATCATATAGTGCTAGAGTGGCGATTTATCCGCCAAACGGTAATCCATTTCCGCAACATGTTATGGGCTGGTTAACACACCAATTTTACTCGTATTTAACAATGGAAAACATTATAAGCATCAACATGACAATTATTGAACGTCTTACAATTACGGCAGTGTTGGAATCGGATAGGTGTTTAGGGGCAAATTTTGTATTGTGCGCGCTTACGCTTGTCAGCGTTCCGGCTCGTGAAGCTCTACCTTGGTTATACCAGTCTGTCATGTACGCATAAGGTGGGATGGAAATTTAGCATTTTAGTATTTCATTCTAGTATTTTATATATTATTTATTATAATTATTATATATAAAATATGAATACTTTTGGGAAAAATAAAAATACAACAGTGACAACACTGTCATCAAATGTTATGACGACACCTGCATCTGCAAATATAATTTCTGCATTTGACAAACAAATTCAAAAGTGGATTGAACTTGATAACAAATTGAAAAAAATAAATAATGAAATCAAAACGACGAGAGAAATGAAAAATGATTTAGAAGCATCCATAATGGAGATTGTAAATAACAAAAAATTATTAAACACGTCCATTTCAACAACAGATGGGCGATTGCGGTTTATAGAAACAAAATCATCGAATCCTTTGTCTTTAACATTTGTAGAACAGTGTCTGCATGAGATAATACCCAATGCCTCACAAGTTCAGCATATTTTGAAATATATAAAAGAAAAAAGAGAGATTAAAATTAATCCGGAAATTAAGCGATATTACAATAGTTGAATAATTAGTTAAATATATAATTATAAATATATAAATTACATAATTAAATTACATAATTAAATTACATAATTAAATTACATAATTATATACAATGTTTGATGCAGCGAGAGACTTGGTCTTTACAAATTCGGCGGATGGAAATACGATTATGAGCGGCGGCTACAGAATAAGTAAAATACTTGGCGGTGCAAAAAAATCACAAAGAGGTGGTAGAAAAAAAAAGAAGGGGATGAAGAAATGGAAAATTTTTATAAAGAAGAATCCGGAATACCGATGGGGTTATTATTTTTTGGTACGGACTTTTTTGAGCAAGGACAGAGAGATGCACACGCACAACATGAACATGCCCAAAAAAAAGAAAGTGATTTTCACATCAACGACAGTGACAATATTGCAGGAATTGGCGAGCTTGAACTTATAATGTCGCCGCAGTCGCCGCAGTCGTCGTCGCATTTCATGATTGTTGGTGATAATAATAATTGTGTTTTGAAAGAAGATGCTAGAGAACTCGAATCTCAAGAAGTGGATCCAGATTTATTTCAAATACTTTTAGATAATGCTTTAACTGACAAAAACACTGGCAACAACCTGTCTTCAATGACGAGAAAACGAAGAGAAAATTCTTCAAATTTTAAAAAATTGAAAGTGGATAAGATATATGTGCGAAGTAAAACAAGAAGACATAAAAAATAAATAAATATAAATTACAAACTAAAAATAGCTGTATTAATAAATTTATCTAATTATTAATAATTTCATGTAATTATTAATAGTTTATAAATTCATGTAATATTTTATTATAAATATAATTTTTTAAATAACTGACCAAGATGAACGATTAAATGGTGACAGTAAAATTTCTGGAATTCGTTTTTTCCAGTAGTCAATTCGGTTTTGTTTTTCAACGTCCTTCATCGTGATAGGAAACACGGATGCAGTCTGCATTTTTTGCGTTTCTGCAGGTGTAATAAGCGGTTTGTAACCGTAACAATTTACACCAAATTGGATATCTTTATTGTCAATGAATCCGCCGTTTATGCCGGGTCTTCCGCAATCATGTTCGTGACCTTTGATTTTTTGCAACTTGTCCCACGTTTCTTTTTGGGTGGGAAAAAGCGCCATCTGGTTATCGGACCAGCCATAGTTGCACCATTCTCCTCCACTTTTATAAGATGACTCTACTTCATCGTAATTTGCAAGTTTTGCGCCATATGCTGCACAAATTGCTTTTGCGTCATCATACGAGTATTTATTATCCGGAATATTGAAAACTTCCTTTTTAATTTTCATCTCTTGAACCGGTTCATCTTCGGGAACCTGCATTGTTATTTCCAGTTTCGGCTCATCTGAAAAAAAATTCACAAATCTTGTCGTAAGGTTTACATTGAAAAAATATTGAAATCCATTTAATAAAATCAACAATATAAATACTGACCACAACAACACTTCAAAAAAGCGTAGTCCAATGCTTTTTGCTGGTCCAGAAGTAGAACCGGCCTCCCCAGTTCCAGAAGTTGAACCACCACCTAATACTGCAAAAAGGATTCCATATATAATAATAATAACTACAAGTGCAATAAGCATAAATATTCTAGTATCAGCAGTCATCTGGTTATCTGGTTTTCCATTTTTTGTAATAAACTCCTTTAAATATACAGTTGGGTCTGTATTTATTCCGCTTATAGAATTATAAGTTAAATCCATTTATTGTATTTTATATTTATTAAATATTAAATTATATATTATATTATAATATTACATTAGTTTTTTTTTCTGTAGAATAGGCAATATGGAGTATTTCCAATAATTTCAGGACCTTTTATGGATATTTCTTTAATATTTGAATCATTGAAATTGAACCATTTAGAGTCTGCTGTTTTTATAGTAGAAGTATAATGCCCGAATGTTTCATCGCCATGGTGATTGCAAATTCCATAAAGGTCATATATATAACTATCCTTGTTGTAACCTTCTACATATTTTGAAAAATCAACATTTTCAATAGGTATTCTTATATTTGACTGATTTTTTACAAATGAATCGGTCTTGGGGTTATATTCAAATCTTTTTATATCAATCACCATAATTTCCGGCAAGCTCCAATATACAAGTTGTTTATAGACGTTTTGTTTTTTCCCTAAAGTTTCATTGAACCACGCATTGTCGCCTTCCATGAATTCGCTTTCACAATTCAAATCAAAACAATCCATTAAAGAAATGTCTCTCGATGAGGACTCATGGGGAATGGGCAAACTTATTACCATAAATGGCTCCGGGCGAATGCTAAGATAATCGTCGCCAGATTCAACACTGGATGTTCCTGCTGTTCGTTTCAACGTTGACACGTGAATTCCATAAAACATGTTTAAAATTTCAGAGTAATTTTCAGTATATTCCTTCTGTATCATTTCATAACACATTTTTGCCATTTTATCTCGTTTATTTTTTGGACGACCACCAATTGTCATCGTTACTTTTCTTTTTAGAGCAGTGTGAAAAATATTAAACAAGAAAGTCAAAAACTCAGGCATATCGTTTTGAGAAATAGTTGAAAACATGTTGTTCTTTTTGATCTTTGATATTTTACGAATTGCGTGTATAAACCCACCCGGAGATATTGTGCAATTTTCACTCCACATCAACAACCTTAGTTCATCCCATGATGTTAGTAATTCCGAATCAACACATTTATTTAATTTAGATTTATATCCGCTGTCATTCAACAACTCATTCAACTCATATGTGTGTGAAATAATCTGCAACAATGCATTTATAAAACAAGTGTCTCCTAAATTTGCAAGTCCTGATATTCCTCTTTTTTTATATTTTTCCAGTTTACTTTCAGTTAATTTTTGTTGCTGAATCTGTGATGATGTTTTATTAGTTGTCATAGTTTTTTATTTGTAGTTGCTTAAAGTTGCTTAATCTAATAATTATAATGCTATATCTTTAATACAGTTTCATGTACAATTTCATAAAAATTAATAACTTGTAGTAATAATATTATAATATTATTAATAGTAATTATAATAATATAATAATAATAATAATAATAATAATAATAATAATAATATAATAATAATAATAACAATAACAACAATAATAACAACAATAATGAGTGGTGGCCGCAGTTCATCAGATTCAAATGAGCCGGATAGAAACTATTACAATTTAGTAGAATCATACATGTCATCAACGAGAGAGATATTAAATGGGTATATGACGTTTGAACGTGGATTGGTTAGAATCCTGAATAATCAAATTATTTTCAGAAATATAGCACCTGTGCATACGCCTGCTGGACCTGTGCCTGTTGGCCGGCATGCACCTCTACAACGAATGACAGAGCAACCACAAGCACAACCAGTTCCTTTATCACAACCAGTTCCTTTATCACAACCACAACCACCTTCAACAACTGCAACTTTTATTAGGTATAGGTTGCCACTTCCTTCAACAACAATAAGAGCAACAAGAGCAACAAGAGGAATTATTACACCGAATGCGTCTACTATTTCAATATTTTCTTCTCCTCCTCAATCGCCTCCACCACCGTTGCAACCACATTCGCATACGCAATCGTTGTCACCAATAATTCCAATTTCTTCAAGAATAAATAGTTATGATTGGTTGAATTTTATAGAAACAAACAACATAACCATGAACACGAGTAATATCAACAGGAGAGATGTAAATTTAACCGATTTTCAAGAGCAACGACTGCAGCAACAACAACGAGCACGGCAACGAGAGCAAGAGCGAGAACAGCAAGAGCGAGAACAGCAAGAGAGAGAGAGAGAACAGCGAGAACAGCGAGATGAAAGCAGCAATAACTACATAAGTTATGACAGAGTTCAAATGGCAACTAAATTAATTCCATTTTGTACCATAGTTGACCCAAAAAATGAAACTTGTCCAATTTCACAAATACAGTTTGAAGATATTGATTGCGTAATGCAAATAAATTATTGTAAACATAATTTCAATCCGTATAGTTTATTTCGATGGCTTGATTCAAATTCAACATGTCCAATGTGTAGATACAATTTGAATACTTATTCTAATGATGAGTTTAGACCTCGTCGCCATAATCAACCTGATCCTGAAATTTCAGAATCAGAATCAGAATCGGGATCAGTATTTGATGCATAGTTAAATTATATATAATTACATAATTAAATTATATGATTATATAATTATATATGTTATATGTATGTCCAATGCCAATGTAAACTATGAATATTTCAATAATGATAATAAAAAAGACAAAGAACATGTTGTTTCATTTGATGGAACTTCACAATATAAAAAATTGTATTCAAATACAAATAATGCAGATATTTCGTCACAACAACATTTCGTAAAAGACCTTACAAAACCATTTACATATCACTCCATTTCAAACGAAACATACCATAATCTCAACCATTCACATTCACACGATGAGAGCGATTGTGATTATTATCCTCATGATAAATCAAGTCCTGAAGATGATGGATGTTTTAAATTATATTTTTGTGGTTTAATCGGGTGTTGTTTACTGTGCATGTTTGGATGCAAACACTTTTAAAAAATATAAAAAAACAAGGAGACCTCCCCCCCTACCTACTTCTACTTGAAGAAGTTCTTAATGCTCTGATTTTTATTAATGGCATTGTTTGCTTGTATCAAAAACTCGTCAAACAGTAGCACTTTTACTTCCTTTTGCCGCAAATCTGTAATCTTTTTTTGCAACGCTTCTCTGTTTTCAGCTCCAATCTTATTTGTTTCAAGTTCTATTCTGTCTTTAAACGCTTCTTGACGTCGTTTAAATCCAGGAATCTTTTCCAACACCAGCGCAAAGAGCTGCTGCACCGGTTTCATGATTTGATTCGTAATGTAAAACGTATAATTGGGGTGTATATTATTTTCCCTAATGTATGTAGGATGCTCAATTCTTTCACCCTGTAGCGCCTTTTTATCCGGATTGTGCACGTATATAAACGGGATTCTGTCACCGACGCTAGGCTTATTCCCGGAATCGCGCTGTCCCATTCGGTCTGCAAGTACCTTGTGCGCAATTTGCTGCGGGTTTTTATAGTTTGAATTTAGAGACTTGGTAATGATGAGTTTTTCCAATGGAATTTTCTCATTCACCAGATTTCGCAAATATTCTTTGAGAAATGAAATGGCGCGGCCCATGTCTTGTTCCTTCATAAGTATGTCTATAATTCCGCCGTACACATCTTTTACAATTGGCGCATTGTCTCTGCGCTTCAAAACAATACCCATACTTTTTCTCGTTCCTTTGTTTGCATTCGTCTCATAATATATGCCGACATACCCCTTTTTACGAAGCAGACAAAACGGCATGATTGATTTTTCGTATACCAGAGAATGCGGCGCTTTCAAGAATGACGAAGCCAGCTCCCCTACTTGCTGCGCAAGCTCAATCGTGATTTCCAGCGCTTGCTTGCCGCGAATCGGTGTTCCGTCTTTGTCGGCCAAATTAAATGTAAAGAATACAGAATCCGTGTCTCCATAGACGTGCTCCGCCCGCGTGTTTACGACACCATATTTGCTCGTCTGGCATTGAGCATTCCCGTATGTTTCTTCAACAACTCGCTTGGCATACAGCAGCAGCTTTCTGCCTGTTGCAGTTGTGGATGCCGCCACATCAATCTCATAGAACGAGCTCGTTTTGGCGCCGCATTGACCGTAGAGCGAATTCGCCGTTACTTTATAACCCAGCTGGCGTTTGTCCAAAATATTCTTCATGAAATCGTCCGTCTGTTTTGGAATGAGTTTGCGCGTGGCGCTTCGAGCTTCAAGCAGTTCCTCCAAAATTGAAGGCATGATTGCCTTTTCGCCGACAATGCCGCTTACATCATCCATCTTTGGTTGCGCGAATCGACACACCTTTTTCCCGTTGACCGTCTTTATCGCCTTCCCCCTGGCATTGTGTTTCCACACGTATGTGTCATACTCCACGTCAACATATTCGTACCCGGACAAGTTGTCGTATATGAAGATGCCATTACCGTCAGTTTCACCAGTTGAACAAACCAGTATCCCGTTCAAATTATACTCCTTTGTCCACACTTTACTGTCGTGTGACAAATTCTCGCTAATCATTGAGGACGGATACAATGACGAATAGTCGACGCACGCAACCGGATTATCTAAATACAAATCACACTTGGGCGGAAGCACGATTGCCCCATCATAACTTTCATTTCCAAATCTTCTGTCCAATACAGGAATAAGTGTATTTTTTTCGCTGCATTTCTTCGCGACAAAACTAGTGAGTTTAATTCCTTGTCCGCGAAACACCAGAAAGCTGATTGGAACGCTGCAAATGTTTGCCATTTCAATAAACCCGGTTAAAACGTCGATTTTGCGCATCAAGTGATGAACCAGGTTGCAATCTTGAATACAGTATTTTGCAATGACTGCGCGCTCCGCCGGACCTTCATTCGTCATTCTAAAAATGTCCTGCGGTGTCACGTCATCTTTTGCTAGTCCCCAGCGCACCTTCTTTTCCATGTTTGGCATTTCCTTGCCCGCAATTTCAAATACTTTAGTTACAGAATCTAGCCGAATTACTTTGAATTTTTCACCGCCCTTGTATGAGTCTGTTGAATTGCTCGTCTCTTCAAAGCTAATATAACTTCCAACATCCAATCCCATAGTATTTCCCGTGTAAACTGCAGTCACATCTTGTCCAGCTTCGTTAATCTTGTGCTCTATTTTTGTAACTGCATCACCTATAAAATATCCTGAAACATAATCTAGCTTGTACGATGACATGTTGTAATCTCGTCGCAAATAATTATACATGTCGATTTGCAACCTGCCCGGCATTTTAATATACTGCAAGTCGTGCTGACCGCTCGCAATGACAATGGTGCTTTCCTCGATTGCAAGCTTTTGCGTCTTGGGGTCGACTTGGCCGCACACTTTGTCTTTATTTCTTGACAGTTTCAAAAATTCGGTGGCGCAATCGTTTTCTAGAGCACGATGAAACATGAAGTTATAATCAAACCCGAAAATGTTGTACCCAATTATAATGTCGGGGTCTTCGCGCTGTATTAAATTTGTCCATTCCAGTAACATGTCGCGCTCGCCGCCTTCGCACACCTGTATTTCCGAATTTTGCACGTCGCGAAGATTGTCGCATGTGTCAATAGTCAAACAGTGATTTAAATACGGGCGCTCTTCTCCCGATTTCAAAAAGGTTGATCCAATGAATGTGACTTTATCGCCTTCTACTTCTGGAAACACACTGGATAATGCGGAATTCAAATGAGTTATTTTCACTTCTCGGCTGAGCGCGGACGATTGCAGCAGTTGCAGTATGGTCATATCTTTATCAACTGGTGCCAACGACATCGTCGTCGTCTTGGCATTCGGTTTTTTCACCTCTTCCACAATATTCATGGTAATGCCACTGCTGCCGCCACCGTCCGTTTCTTCTTCACCATCGCTGTCATCATCACTGTCGCCGTCATCGTTGCCGTCGTTGTCACCATTGGCTTGCGCTGTTGCCGCCGACAATGCAAGTTTTTTACCGATGGATTCAAACATGGCTTCAATTGTGTTTGCATAACTTATACCACTTTCAACTGTTAAATTTTTAATTTTTTCTGTCATTAATTTTGAAAAATAGGAATCAATTTGGCTTTTTGATAATCTTCGTTTTGAATATATTCTCTGTATGTGCCCATCAATGTATTCATTTTCGCTCTTTGTGTTTAAAAATGCAACGTGAATCATTTCTCGCAATAATTCGTCGCTAATAATTCCACCATCATCTTGAATGCACCGACACACGTCGACAATGTTTGTCGCGAGCTTTTTGTGCGTTTTAATTGCAAGCGGAAAATCTCCGTGACTGCTGCTCGCCTCAATATCAAAACTGCATATTTTATACGGAACGCGAGTTTCTTTGGCGGGTTGCGCGCGAATATCTTGCATACTGATTACAAATTCGTGAGTGCAAGTTGTTGTTTTCTTTTCTTCTTCCAAAATTTTGGTAGCGTTTTCTTTCAAGAATTCTACCCACCCAGACGGACTGATTTCGTTGATGTGGAAAAACCGCAACAGCGGAGGAATATTTGACTCATAGATTCCAAGACACGTACCGTTGTAGTTGAACCCTTCCGGATTCAAATCGTACGAGGACGTTTCAGGACAAGAAATGTACCACAAATTTTTTACTCTGTTCATAATTGCCAGGTTTTTAAAATATAATACTACAAAGTTGTGCATTTTTCCGCCATCAAATCCATACAGCTTTTTCTTTTTTACAAGTGCGCATTTTTCCTTTATAATCAAACCTTCCGCAAACCCCAGTTTTTTTGTAATGTCAATGACAAATAATTTTTTAGTGCGTTCAGTCCAGTCTAAAGGAACCATCACATAGAAGAATGGACTCATATCTTCGACAAAAATAGCGCACGTTTCCCCTTGCTCATTCAATCCAAACATTTGAATGACCATTTTTTTTTTATAATTATTCGAATGTTGTTCATTTGAATCATTTGATGCAGATTCACTCGCATTAGCATCATATATATTAAAATCTAAAAGACGAATTGACACATTGTCGGCTTCTTTGGACAGTTGTTGTTGTCCCGGCTTTCGTTTGATTATAATTTTCTTCCTCTTCTCACATGCTGCCGATTCTGCTAATGCTGCCGATGCTGCTGTTGTCATTATTTATCCAATCAAATTCACCGTGGATGGTTATTGCGTTCTTGGATATATACCTATGTCTACTTGTCTTTAACTTTTATAAAATTCAATTTTATATTAAGATTAAGAAAGTTTTCAAAATTTTAATATAAAAAAAATAAATTATCTCCTTTTTACTACAAAACCTTTTTACATCTTGTGGTTCTTGTAGAACGATTATTTATTGAAGAACCGCACAAACGCTGAGTTTTAGTTGGTTTCGTTTTTGAACAAACGGAATACCTTCTAATTTTTGAATATTCCTTCTTACCTTTCATATATTTTTTATAATAAGATTCACGTTCTTGGGATGAATGAAAAAATAATTTATTTTTTTTACCATTACCATTTTTTATAAACACAAGTCCCTGAAAATTTCCACATAATCTTTGTTTGTATTCCTTACGACTACAACCTTTTAATGTTTTCAATGTCTTTATAGGGGCCATGACCTTTTTTACTACTCTTTTTGTCTTTTTGGAACCACCGCGCATACCACGATTCATACCACGATTGTTGTGTTTGTGATTGTGTTTTTTTTTATTTACATCATTTTTTACAACGGTATTTATCCATTCGGTAATGGCTTTAGCCTCTCTAGGAATGTTTTCTGCATCTATTTTCACAATGGCTCCATTATTGTCTTTGAGCGGTTTACCGCTTTGGTCGAATGTCATGTATCGAATTGTCGGGTATCCGTCAATATTACCGAATAAATCCTTTGCATTTGAATATTCTTTATCTTCTATCGACGTGAGCGTCAATAAGTCTTTCAATTCGTCATCGAAATTATTTGATGGGACAATTTCATTTTTATACACCGGCATGAATTCTTTGCAGTGACCACACCATTCAGCGTGTATAACCACAACACACGGTCCCTTCAATTTTTTTACATTCTTCGTTTCAGGTTCATATTTGAGCATGACCATTTTATAAAAAATATAATATTACAATTATTATACAATTATTATATATATTAATCGTATATTTTATTCTTTACCTATAATAATAAACAAACAAAATAAATATTTATTTATTATAACCAAACCATGCAAATTCCTGATATTTCAAACCAATTCGTATTTTCAATCGTCGTTTTTATTCTCGGCCTTTATTTTGTTCTCAACTACTCGTCTTTGCACGCAGCTGAAGGATTCGCCACAACAGAACAACCCCGGTGTCCTAATCTTTTAATCCAAAAAGGCACTGAAATTTACTTGTATAATTCAAAAATAGCTAAAGTTCCGGGAGTAAATCCGGTAAAATTTAATAATTTAGAAGATTATGTTGAATTTATGGATTGGCAAAAAAGTCAAGGGATTGTCTGCCCGGTTTTATTTTTGCAGCACATGAATGACGCGCAAGGAAAAGATGTTTATAAAATCAGACCGTCCCCCGTTGATTTACAGGGCGGATTGCCGCCAATGGTTGACACGACTGCGGGAATACAGATGCCCACCGTGACCAAACTTATGGATTCCAATCGAAATGACCACCCGTTTAATACAAATTCGTATCCCGGGTTTGACGCATCTGGATTCAATATGGGCGATTTTACGCCGCTGGATGCGCTTAATTTCATTCAGCAAGACTCCGGTTTAAGCCCGAACCCAATGGATCCTAACTGGGGAGGGCCAAAATTTACGCAGCATTTAGTTGATTCAGGATACTATGAAGATGACCAGGTGAGTTTATACATTCCCTAATAAATAATTTCGAATATTTTCAATGCATTGCGAACTAATTTTCCGCTTTTTACCATTTGTCTCCATGTAAATGTTATTCAAACAATGCGCATCCTTTTCGAGCGACTTTATCAAACCATTTATAGTTTTAAATTCCTTCATAATTACTATCGCCGTTTTTGAACTTATTCCTGGAATGGTGCAAAGCATTATCTCTCCAATGTTACCTGGAGTAATATTGCCATTTTTTTCTTTTTTTATCTTGAACACGTCGCAATAATGCTGCGACTCGTGAACAAGTTGCGCTCGTTGGGGTTCTTGCGATTCTTCTTCTGGTTCTTGTTTTTCCATTTTTGCACTGCTACAATTAAAATTATAATACGGCTTTTTCGCACCCTTTTCTCTTTCAAGCTTATCTGCCCAATTCAATATTAGCTCACACGTCTCTGTCATATTCATCGTTCTTATCACCGAAAACCCCTTGTAATAAAGTATTGAACACATTGAAGATAACAGCGTTTTTTTATTCACCCTGCTCTTGCAACCATATTTCGCATTTTCTTTCCACTTTGATAAATCGCCTTCAATAATGTAAACAATGTTATGATTTGGGACGGACTCGTAGCCATCTAAACGGAATGACTGTTCCGCATACCTGCCATCTTTTATACTCGACGCTAAATCATTCAAACTTTTTCGTTCAAATATAAGCAACTCATTGCCACCATTACCATCACCATTACCATCACCATCATCACTTATAACAATGTCACCTAATTTTAAATTTTCTACTTTTATTTTCAGTTTTTCTATTTCTTTTTCCTTCTTTTTCCCTTTTATTTCTTCCATTTCCGGTTCTGTTTCAAGCAATTTTAATTGACACAAATCAATGAGCTCTTTCTCTCGGTAGTCAATGGTAATAATCATCGTGGATTATGATTTTGATTTAATAATGTGTAACGTGTGATAATGATAACCGTGTGTAATAATTATCATTATCTCTCTATATCTATTCGAAATATTATTCGATTTATCCGAGATTTGCGCCGTATGCGCGCCTACCCGGATTAATGTATGGCGTCCAGTTGAACAGATAGTTTGCATTCAACGCCGGAACAGCTATCAAATTTCGTTGCGCGAAAGGAATCATAAACCCGGTGGCCGACGGCTGCGCACCTCCCTTTTTCATCCCGCCTCCATTTTTCGTATTCGTATAAAAACCATCCGTTTTACCAGTCGCGCTAAATATTGCCTTTCGTGCAATAGCCGACCTTCCGTTTTGACTTCTTGGTGTATTGCGTGCCATTATAATATTAATTAATATTATATTTTACTAAACAATATATTAATTCATATTAATTCATATTATTTATTACATTTTTATTATTTATTTATTTTTATAAATTATGAATTTAAGTATTTAAAGAAAATAATAATGTTACCTATATAACAATCAAATAATATGAGTCAAAATACTGGGAAAAATCACCCTCCTACTTCCGATGGTGGTGGTAGTCATGCTAGTGCTAATGCAACTGTTGGCGTAAGCGGTTCATCTTTTCGCCTGCCGTCACAATTGTGTTTGCAACATGCTGCAAAATTAGGCATCGTTGAAGATCGACCCATCATGCTTGATTATTGGACACTTTCGCTTGAAAAAAAAGTTATTATTGGAGTGAAAGAAAATGGCGAAAAACTCCTCGTTAAAAGCGAGGATGAATATACGAGTCCCGTTTCGAAAATATTTAAAATTGAAGCAGAATATATTATTCTTACCGAAAACTCAATCTACATTGTTTCTTCTGACATTCAATCCAATCGCATCAACTAACTCATTTTATTATCTTTTTATTTATTCTTTAACCATCCACAGTTTGATTTAATTTATAAATAATTAATAATTAATTAATTTTAATTGTTAATTATATTATTTTATGAATAATTTATAGGTTTTTAAAATTTAAAATATTTAATATAAATTTCTTTTTTATTGTTTCGTCTTGTGTCGTCTTGTAAAAT